TGCACCAAATGTTGCAACTAATGATTTATATGTTGAAGCCATTTGTGTAGCCTTAAGCTTATTTGTATATGATACTGGAGGTCTTACTGTTCCCGTCCAATTTGCTTTACAAACATTTTGATTAATATTTGCTTGATTTACAGCAGGGTTTAATGCCCCTGGAGTTACTGTTGAATTAGGTAGTACCCAATTAGGTAGTGCAGGCTTTGTTGCTGCAGAAGCTGAAGTTCCCGCTGCAATCATGGCAAAAAAGAATGTAATTAAAATTCCCTTCTTCATTATGCCACCACGTAATCTGGGCGACCAAATCCTACAACAACCGCCCACTTGCCACGCTTGTTTCCAACCTTATAGCCACGTACGTTCATTGCAACTTCTCCGCCATTATCTGGGCTTCCTGCTGATTTTGTATCAGGTGTTGTATTTCCTTCAACAGTTGTAATTGTTCCATCGCCGTTATCTTTAACCACAACACCTACGTGTTGAATTAAGTCTGTTGGCTTTGCTTCTGCTGCAAAGTGAAAAAAGATAATATCTCCTGGTTGTGGTGTTGCTTTTGCTGCATCAGTCCACTTCCCAGCCTTTTTAAAAGCATCTGCTCCAGCTGGAGTATATACACAATTAGGAATTGTTACCTTAGCATTGTGTGATGTCCACATCATGAAGCTTCCGCACCAAGCTTGTCCATCGTGCCCTGTAAACTTACCGTAATCTGTTTCGTTATCTTTTGGTCCTTCAATAACGCCAACTTGTGAACGTGCAATCTCAATAAATCTTGCTGCTGTTCCTTCTTTTGCACCAACTACTGGTGGTACTGGTTTTGCTGCTCCCATTTTATCTCCTAGTCTTGTTTTCTGCCTTCACCCTGTGGATTTCTGGCTGTATTACTTTTGTCTGAAGTGTTTACTGTTCTTTCTTTATCTCTTGCTCTTGTTCCTTTTGTATCTGTTTTAGTTTCAGCTGCATCTTGAGCATTTAGATCAAGAGGAACATCTCCACCTTCAATAGGTGGTCTTCCTAATCTTGTTCTTACTTCGTTTGGAAGAATAACTTTGTTTACAAGATAAGAAGCATCAATTCTTGATTGAGTTTCTTCATCTGTAAGTGCAAGTTCATTAAATCTTAATGTAAATGCATCTGTAAATTCTTTAACAATCATATTAATCTTATGCTCTAATTCTTCCTGCATTGGACGACATACTTGCTCTTTAAATGTCTTATCTGCGTCTTTAGCATTAGCCAAAGATACATCTGCAGGCATACCAATCTTAGAAATTGGAACACGGTGAGCAATAAGAATACGGTCTCTATTTTCTACTGCATAATTCTTAAATGATGAATCTTGGATTCCCGCTTCAACGGCATTCATATTAAATTCTACACGACCATTTTCACCATCTGATGGTAGCGGAATATAAAGGGTTCTATGATTTCTGCCACGTAGTCCTGTTTGGAAAAACTCTAATAGTTTACGCTCTGAATCTGAGGTTAATTTGGCACCCTTAACGGTAATGATATATCTTGGAACTGCTTTATTTTCAAAGTAATCCAAGTTAAAGCGTTGTGCAAATTCATCACCCGCCACGGCATTCTTTGCTGAAAGAATATCGGGTACTCCATAATATGTATTTGAAGGTGTAAATTTCTTAAAATGAATAACTTCGTTCGGCTGTGGATCTGTGCCAATTTGGTCTGGAGTGGTCGTATCGCCAAAGTTTCTAAAGAAGGTATATCGGTTGTATACCACTTGCACAAAACCGTCTCTATGACGGCGTATACGCATTGTAGTGGTAGGAATATGGCCTATGTAGCCAATCTTTCCAGTTGCTGTTCTACCAACTTCAAGATAAGCATTTCCAGTTGACTCTAGGTCTGTGTAAACCTTTTTCATTGTTTCTAAGAAAGAATCGTCTGAGTTTAAAGACTCTACATATTCTCTTAGCTGTACTTTTGCTAATTCAATTTTTCCACGTAGCTTGTCAAGCTTTTTTGGGTTATCCATAACATCTTCAACCTTTTGAGATGTTTCAAATGTATCTTCAAACTTATAACCTAAACCAATAACGTTTGCCACTTTGGCATTAACAGCAGAGTGGTGATAAGGGGATACATCATAAAGTTGTGAAAGATAAAGAACGTTATATGGAGGCTGAACAATTTGAAATAATGAGTAACCTGTTAAATCAAGTGGATCAAGCTTTTTAGATTTAGCATCTTGAATTCCAGTAAAAGATTTTTCTAGCCTTGATGCACTTCTACGAAAATTTGCACTTAAACCTTCAGACTTTCTAATCTCTTCCCATGTCTGAGCAAAGGGGTCTGGGAACTCTTGTTCTCTTTTTCTAAATAAACCTAAATCAGCATCTGAAGAAATCTGTACTTCATCGCCTTCATCATCATTCATAATGGTTACTTTGTGATCCATATTAACCTAACTCCATCTCCCGCATTTCTTGTACATATTCCATCATTGCTGGTAAATCTTGAGGATCTGGAACTAACCCCAATTCTGCCCGTGACTTTTGTTCTTCTAATTCTTCATCAGTTACAATTCTGTGACCTGAGAAAAACATTGGTTCACCTTCGCCTAAATCATATTCTAAAGCTGCTCTTTTGAGCTTATTGATTTGACGGATATCTCCACGAACTGAAGGGATGCTTAAATAAGCACCTTCTTCATCTCTTACTACGGAACCGTCTGGCATTTGCCAAACATAGACTCCCCAGTTAACCTCATCAATTGGAGTTACTTTCATTTTACCCATATAGATATAATACCATTTCTGCTAGTTAAAGCGTAAATATTGAACATTTGAATGCCATTTTATTGGCTACTTATAAGATTTTGGTACCCATCTAGTCTTTTTATAAAAGCCAGAGAGCATTGTTTTCTTTTTTTCCATATCATAGTGACCATATTTAACCAGATCTTTATTAACTACGCTTTCCCATTCTTCTCTTTTTACTGGAATTACTTGCATATATGGGGTACCTTTTGGAATAATCCCTTCAAAATCTTCTTTAATATGAAAAGAAACATTACCTGGATTACTTAATTTATCAGTATCCATGATTCCTGAAGTTGTTGTAAAAGGAAGATCTTCTCTATTTAAAGGATGTGTAATAATGCAAGACCATCCTGGGGGTGTTTTTAAACCCCAGTGCATGTTCCATGAGAAGTGTGCATTGTAATGACCCATTGGTGTAGGATAATGATCAGGGTCTCTTTCAAACAAAGGCTCTATGGTATCTGGTCTCCAAGTTAATTGAGGAATACCCCTTACATTCTTAACAATAATGTCACACCAAGTAACATAATGATATCCTGAAGTTAAAGCATCTAGATAAACCATGCAATGTTTAAGGCTTAAGTTAGTACCTGGATGACTTCTATTTCCTACTTTAATTTCATCTGCCCCGTGAAATTTGGGCATCTTTTTCCAAAACTCTGGAACATTTTTAACAGCAGGAACAGGACCCGTAACAACCGCTTCAACTTCTTCGGTCCAAGGATAAAATTCTATAACATGCTTTTTTTCTTTTTTTCTACCAATCATTACTTTTTCTTTCTAAATCGAATAATGCTTTAGCTCTAGTATATTCTGTTTCATGGGTTTTGGCAAATTCATCCATATACTCATATAAAGATCTGTAATCAATTTGAGCAACTTTTTCATATTCTCTTAAATCTTGTTGTGAAGGTGCTCCCCATTTACCAGTTACTTTGCCTGTAAGAATATCTTTATTTCTTAAAAGTCCTTCTACTGCTAGGTCATTAAAAGTAACCCCGTTTTTATCTTGTACATTAATCATATCTCTCCAAGAATCCTGTGGCATTATTTTATTAAACATTTGTCTTGTCCACATCGTGTCTTCTTTTATTGAAAAAAATCTGTATCCTTTTGTCCAAGCCCTCATGGCTGTAATATTTTCTTCATGATATTTAACTTTTGGATCAAACGGCATATTTTCTAAATATTTAGCATCCGTAAATAAAAAGTTTGCAGCTATAAGATAATGTTCATGATAAAAATTTTTATAATCTACTTCTACCAATGTAGGGGTGGGCAAACCAATATTTCTTGCTATTGATTCATAATCTCTTTGAAAATCCATAGAGAATACTGGTATGTCCA